ATGCTTTAAGTAGTAATGTCTTAAGTGTATTGGGTGATGAGCAAGCAAGATTACAAGCTATGGGCATATTTGATACTGTTGGCATAGGCGCGGGCTCTACCTTTGACCCTGCAAGTTTTCGTATGCGTGATGAAGGTATAACTATAACAATAGTAGATAAAACTAGCGGGCTTATTGAAGTAGTACAAAACGCAGTTATAGAAAATACGCGCTATGGTAATGCTTTGACTTATACTGGAAATGTACAAGCTATATGACGTTACCTACAATAAACGCCATAATTAATTTTAGTACCGGGCCTAGTTTTGCTCAAGCTATGATTTTAGGTGAAGGCATATTAGATACAAACATATTAGCCGATAGCGCGGCTGTAATTGTAGATGTATCTAATGTAGTAGATAGCATACAAACAAAAAGAGGCCGTAACGCGCAAGCTGATAGATTTCAAACCGGCACACTTACGTTACGCATAGTAGACCAAAACGGTGATTTTAACCCTCAAAACCCTAATAGCCCTTATTTTGGCTTGCTTGACCCTATGCGTAAAGTAGCTATATCTGCTACCTATAACAGCGTTACTTACCCTATATTTAGCGGCTTTATTACTAGCTATAACACTACTACGCCACAAAATGCGTTAGACGTTGTTTATACCACAATAACGGCGGTAGATGCGTTTAGACTTGCCCAAAATGCTCAAATATCTACAGTAGCAGGGGCTAGTGCGGGTGATTTATCCGGGACCCGCATTAACCAGATATTAGACCAGATAAACTGGCCTGCCTCTATGCGTGATGTAGACGCAGGCCTAACTACGCTACAGGCAGACCCCGGCACGGCCCGTACCAGCCTTGCAGCTATGGAAACCGTAACGCTGAGTGAATATGGGGCGCTCTATGTAGATGCAACCGGCTCATTTGTATTTCAAGATAGAAACGTAACCACGGCTAGTATAGGTGGCACACCTACGGTGTTTAATGATAACGGCACAAACATAGGCTACTTTGATGCTATATGGCGGCTAGATGATACTTTGATTTACAATGAGGCTAGCATTACCCGTACCGGGGGCACAGCTCAAGTAGCCTCAGATGCAGCAAGTATTGCCAAGTATTTTGCCCACAGCTATAACCAACAAAACCTACTAATGCAGACAGACGCAGTAGCCCTAGATTACGCCCAAGCCTATGTAGCTAGCCGTAAAGAAACCTCTATCAGATGTGATGCCATTACCTTAGATTTATACACAGATAACTATAATGCCGGCATAATTGCAGCCCTAGACCTAGATTTTTTTGACCCTATAACTATTACTACAAACCAGCCCGGCTCATCTACTTTAACTAAAACTTTACAGGTGTTTGGCGTAGCTATGGCAATTACACCTAACAGCTGGAAAACGACACTAACAACACTAGAGCCGATAATAGACGGCTTTATACTAGACTCAGCAATATACGGGGTGCTAGACACCGGCGTATTAGCTTATTAGGGGGAACAATGGCAGCGGGCTTAGGATTTAAGACCTTTACTACAGGTGAGGTTTTAACTGCCGCGGACGTAAACGGCTATTTAATGCAAGGTATTTTAGTTTTTGCTAGTGAAGCGGCTAGAAACTCTGCTATAACTTCACCACAAGAAGGCCAATTTGCATACACTAAAGATAATAACAGCCTTTGGTATTACACAGGTAGCGCGTGGGTAGCTAGCGGCGCAACAGGCGATATAGAGGGCATTACTACCGGTACTGACTCTGGCCTATCAGGCGGCGTTACTAGCGGTACAGCTGTACTTAGATTAAAGCTAGAGTTTGATGCAGAAACAGGCACTACATATACTTTAGTAGCAGGCAACCTTAACCAGCTAGTAACACTTAATAACGCAAGCCCAATAACTTTAACTGTACCGCCAAGCGTATTTAGCGCAGGTGATGTAATAAACATAGCACAGATAGGTGCAGGCCAGGTAACGCTAGCGCAAGGTGCAGGCGTAACAATAACTAGCACAGGTGCAAGCGCAAGCGCACCTAAACTACGCGCGCAATACAGCGCAGCTAGCATTATCTGTACTGCATCAAATACGTTTTTGGTAATTGGAGATATTGCCTAATGAGTTTAATCGGGATTATTGCTTCACAAAATTATGCACGCACCTTTACAGTTGATTATTTAGTAGTTGCTGGTGGTGGCGGTGGTGGAACTGATAATGGCGGTGGTGGTGGTGCTGGCGGTCTGCGTTGCACAGTTACGGCAACTGGCGGCGGCGGCAGTTTAGAAAGTGCTTTATCTTTAAGTTCAGGTCAAAATTACACAGTAACAGTTGGCGCTGGCGGTGCTGGCGCTGGTAGTTCTCCAGCCCCAGGTAGCAACGGAAATAACAGCGTATTTTCAACTATTACTTCAACAGCAGGCGGTGGTGCTGGTTGTGGTGGAACTCCTAAAAATGGAAATACTGGCGGCAGCGGCGGCGGTGGAGTAACAGTTAATGGCATAGGTGGCGCAGGAACAGCTAATCAAGGTTATGCAGGCGGAAATGGTGGAGATGGTGTAATGGTTTATACGGCCGCAGGTGGCGGCGGTGGCGCTGGGGCAGTAGGTGAAGCAGGTGGCGCAGGAAGCACACAAAAAGGCGGTAATGGCGGTAATGGTGTCGCTACTTCAATAACTGGTTCATCAGTTACTTATGCAGGTGGCGGTGGTGGTTCAACAAATAGCACTCCACAGGGAACTGGCGGAACTGGTGGTGGCGGTAATGGTTCAAATAGTGCTGCAAATAATGGAACAGCAAATAGTGGCGGTGGCGGTGGGGGCAGAGCGCAAGGTGGAAGCACGGCTGGAAGTGGCGGTAGCGGAGTAGTAATTTTGCGCTATCCGGACACTAAGACCATAACTATTGGCGCAGGTTTAACTGGAACAGAAAGCAGCGCTAGTGGTGGATATAAGCGCGCAACGATTACTGCTGGCACAGGAAATGTGAGTTGGGCATAATGGCACATTACGCATTTTTAGATGAAAATAATATAGTTACTGAAGTAATAGTTGGCATTGATGAAACTGAGCTAATTGAAGGTTTAGATACCGAAACTTGGTATGGCAATTTTAGAGGTCAAACTTGCAAGCGCACTTCATATAACAACAACATACGAAAACAATACGCAGGTATTGGATATACCTATGATGCCGTGAATGATGTATTTATAGCGCCACAGCCTTACCCTAGTTGGGTTTTAGATAATGATTTTAATTGGCAACCGCCGACACCTAGACCCGAGGGTTTAGGCTGGTATTGGAACGAGGCAGAGCAGGTTTGGTTAGATGCTAACAAGCTATAACGGCTGGCCTGCCAGTAAAGACCCGGCAGAAATTGGCATTAAAAGCTACGCAGTACCCGGCACTAATAGAAAACTTAGATGCGCTGAGGCTGTAGCACCTTTGCTAATAGGTTTTGCCGCTGAGTTTCACGCGTTAATAGAGCCGATAGATGAAGGCGCTTTAGATGAGTGGGGCTACGCTTTCCGTATGGTACGCGGTACTACAGATAAATTAAGCTGCCATAGCAGCGGTACAGCTATAGATTTAAACGCAACTAAACACCCGCTAGCAGCTGTAGGCACTTTCCCGGCTGATAAAGTACCTATGATTAGAGCGCTAGCTAAAAAGTATGGCCTAACGTGGGGCGGTGATTACCGTAACCGTAAAGATGAAATGCACTTTGAAATAACGGTAAATGCAGAAAAAGCAGCTAAGATTATTGCAAAGTTAGGACTAACAAATGCCAATTAGCACACAAGTAACCGTAACCGACACCCGGGGCATTATTGCTGCCGCTGCCAATTCTTACCAAAATATCTATTTACATAATTTAGGCGGGGGAGCTATCTATATTGGCGGCCCAAACGTAACTATAGAAAATGGCTACAAATTAGATAATGGCGATAAATTAAGTATCATTATTGGAGATTTAGAGGCACTTTATGGCGTTGCCGATTCCGGGAGTCATACGGTATCGGTACTTGCACAAAAATAACTAAGGGGCATTTAGGATAGACAAATGAATAAAAAGCAATTACAGGCAGCTGCCTACAGCTATGGACGTGCCGCGCTAGCAAGCGTTGCAGCCCTATACATATCCGGTATAACAGACCCTAAAGTATTGGCTAATGCCTTTCTAGCCGGTCTTATTGGGCCATTTCTAAAGGCTCTACAGCCCTCAGAGAAACAGTTTGGCATAGGCGCTAAGTAATGAACCAAGCCCAAACCCTACTAGCCGTAGCGCTAGCAATATGTAGCCTTGCAGCGGTAGGGGTTGGGCTGGTACGCCATTTAGTTAAGTTTTATTTATCAGAGTTAAGGCCAGACGGTAACGGTGGGCATAACCTTAGAGGCCGTGTTGAGCGTATAGAGGGCCAAGTCGACCGTATTTATGAAATGCTTTTAGAGGATAGATTAAAGCGCTAGCGTGTCGCGTTGCCTTATGTCGGTGTTAGGGCTCATACTTTTACTACACGCTGAGAGGGCTACTTAGTGTAGTTTAATCAGCCTTAACAAAGGGTGAATATGTTAGCTGATATAGCAGTAATTACTTTAACTGTACTAATAGTAGGCCTGTTTATGCTAGCTGCCTACCGTACCGGTTACCGTGAGGGCCACGGCGACGGTTACCTAAGAGGGCGCAATATAGCTAAGGCCTTAAAAGAGGTAACTAAATGAGCTTTTTAGACGGCTATGAAGATGTAAACGCAAGAATTAAAAGAGCCCGGGCTGAGTTCCCCGGGTTACGCTTGATAGCTTACATAGAGGACATAGACCTCAAAAACGGTTATATTTTAATTAAAGCTGAGGCCTATAAAAACTATGAAGATGAGAAACCAAGCGCTGTAGATTATGCGTTAGAGGTTAGGTCAGACCGCGGGGTAAATGCTAATTTTTGGGTAGAGAATTGCGTTACCTCTGCTTATGGGCGTGTTATTGGCTTGCTAACGCCGGGCGGTGCAGGTAGACCCACAAGGCAAGATATGGAGAAGGTAGAGGCGATACAAGCCCCATTACAGACACGCGGGGCAGGCGGGGCAGTACCTACCGCCGCTGAGTCTATAAGCGCGCTAAAGGCTAAATTAGGCGCTGAGCCAATGCCAGAGCCGCCAATATGTAAACACGGTCATAGAGTGCTTATTGAGGGCACGTCAAACAAAACTAATAAACCATATAAGGGCTATTTATGCCCTGATAAGGTCAAAGCTAACCAATGTGAACCTATATGGCTAAGGCAGTACGGCGATAAATGGCTAAGCCCGAGCGACCACGCAGAGGTTTTATTAGAGGCCGGGCGTAACCTAGACCCGGTAGCAGAACGTGAGCCTGTACCAGATGAACTATTAAGTGAGTCTGAGAGGGCCAACCGTGCAACCGATTAAAGAAACGCAACAAGGCCAAGACCGCCAAACTAGAGTGGCGGCCTATTTGACCAGTAAGTACCCGTGGATATTGACCCCTACGCCTAAGTTTTATTTTACCGACTATCACGTAAACAAAATACAAGGCTTAGGCCGTGAAAACTACATAGGCGATTTAGAGATTAAATGGGCAGATAAGCCAAGTAGTGAGCCATACCCAATACCTTTTACAAAGGTGCAACAAATGAGCTTATTGCCTTTACATAGGGATTTACCAGACTCTTACCACAGGGTTTTAATTAGGTATGAGGACGGGCTATTAATGCTAAACGTAGAGATGCTGCGTGATTTAAGGCCTGTTATGTACACTTTTCCAGGCCAAGATGAGCTAAAAAAGCTGTACGTCTTTGTAAATGCCTCTGATTTCTTTCCATACTTCAAGCCAATAATTATTAGATAATGGGGTTGAATACTATGCTTTATATTGAGGCTAAATGCAGACAATGCAAAACAGTTACGTTACAGCTAGAGCGCGTGGTATCTGACCACCTGCCACCTAACGTCAAATGCCTACAATGCACTAGATGTGGGCTACTAGATATAACGCTAGTAGACCTAGCCAATGCCCGGCAGGTACGCAATTAAGTTATCCACACGCGTTAAAAAGCTGTGGACAACACGCCCAAGCCCCGTTCAAGTTATCCACATATTAGCTTTATGCTTGACTATGCCAGTACGATTACTGCGCGCAGGCAGCGCCCCGAAGGGCGATAGCGCGGGCAAGCTGCGTAATCTAGGGGTAGCTCTATGCCTATTTGTAGGCTGCCTATCTTTACAGAAAGTTCCGGCTAACGCTGATATAAACGCTATAGATGGTTATAAAATATATGCTCATATAAAGATAGGTAATTATAAAGAGTTTGTATGCTTAGAGAAGCTATGGACTAAAGAGAGTAATTGGCGACCTAAAGCAAAGAATAAACACAGTAGCGCTTATGGAATACCACAGCTGTTAAATATGAAAGAAACAAACCCTTACAAACAGATAGACTTAGGGCTAAAGTACATAGATAAACGCTATAAAGGTAGCCCGTGTAAAGCTCTCTCTCATCATAAGAAAAGGGGTTGGTATTAGTGGCTAAGCGTGGCGACCCTAGAGTAAACAGGGCTTATAGGTATAAGTTTAGAAATCAAGTTTTAGCTAGAGATAACTTTATATGCTACTACTGTGGGGCAGATGCAGACCAAGTAGACCACGTTATACCTGTAAGTAAAGCACCTGAATTAGTT